TTACCTAGTCCAGAACATTAATCTTTTAAAAAGTTCTTTTATTTTTTTCCAAAGTTTTTTAATCATATTTTCCTCCACTAATTTTATAGTTTCCCATACACAATCGCAGAAACTACATTGTGCAATTCCTCTATGTCTATGTCCACAGTCTATACATATTCCATTATTAATCATTTTTCTTCTCCTCCATTTCATAAAAGAAATTATCAGTGTCTTCTGTTCGCCACTGTTGTGTATCTTCTACGTTCCATTCATTCGTCTGCACTTTCCAATCAGGAATATTATCCTTCACAGTAAAAGAAGGTAGGTCCCATATTAATCTATTGTTAGGTTGTGCAGCATAATTACCATCATCTAAGGCAAGTATGTGAGCGCATTTATGTTCATGCGGGATCTCTGAATGATCAGTGTCGACAATGTTACTCTCTGGATGTGCAAAGTCAATAGTAAATAAATATTTACCTGTATGCCATTTTTTATCTTTGCCTATATATTTACCTGCTTGACCATCTAAAATATCATAACTAGTAACAGCAGGATAATAACTAAAAGAATTCCAAAGCTCCAATTCATCAATTCTTTTACGTGGAACAGCTGCGGGTTCATAACCACGTTGAATAAAAGCCGTAATTGGGAGACGATAAAAGATTGCACCATTTTCCATAATTGCATGCCATAGGATAGCCCTACCTGACATACAGCTAATACCAAAGACAATACAGTCTTCAACTTCTCCGTGATGTTTTTTAAGATCATATAAATATT